AAGAGTTAATGTCAGACAGAGCCTTCTTGAACTCCTTTTCGCCTTCAAGTCCTATTTTCAAACCGAAATTATCCGCCATGCTGCGTCACCTCCTTTTTGCGGGCATGAAAAAAGAGCCGATTTCTCGACTCTGTGGATATAAAGAAAGCACCTGCCTTTCGACAGATGCTTAAAATATGGTTTAGTTGTTATTTCTCATACGGCACACGGAAGTAATCCAGATACGATTTGAATTTATCCTGTGCGGCAAGGCAGGTATCTCGCAGATAGCCCCTTTCCTGCTTCCATTCGTGGAGTCCTCGGTAATAGAACATCTTGAGCTCCTCATCAATGATAAAGGGTACGATGTTGTTTCGCAGACATTCCTTAAACAGAATCAAACGTCCTACACGGCCGTTTCCATCCTGGAAAGGATGGATGCGTTCAAAGCGGTAATGGAAATCAATGATGTCTTCCAGCGACTTTTCTTTGACGCTGTTATAATCGTCCAAAAGCTCACGCATTTTTGCGCCCACTTCTTCCGGCAGCGCCGTGTCCTGACCGCCCACCTCATTGGGAAGCCGTTTATACTCTCCAACGGCAAACCAGTCCTTGCGGCTGTCGGATGTGCCGCCTTTGAGAACGGCGTGAAGCTGTTTTATAAACCGTTCACTGAGCGCATATCCGGCATTGTCGATTACCATGTCGATACACTTGAAGTGGTTGGCTGTTTCCACAACATCATCTACATTGAGCGTTCCGTTCTCCATATCGATGGTGTTGGTTTCAAAAATATAGCGGGTCTGATCGTGGGTCAGTCGGCTTCCTTCAATGTGGTTGGAGTTATAGGTCAATTCGATCTGCACCTTATGATAGATACCGCCCGACATTTTGGACACCTTTTCACTTCGCAAAACCTCAAGCAATGTGGCAGGTACATCACTTTTTTGATTGGATCGGATCGGCTTTTCTGCTGTTTCGGGAATATTCCAGGTCTTTCCTGTTAAAAAAGCTTCCGGGATTTTTCCCTTCGCACAGTAGTTTCGCACACTGCGTTCCGATACATTCCATCGTTTTGCCGCCTCTGCAACTGAAATATATTTCATAGGACATTTCCTCCTCGTGGTTTCTGCTCTTATTATACCACTTTATCGGCAAAATATCAATAGCTGTCTTACGAGTATGTTATTAATTTTTGCCGATACAGGAAATGTTCTTTTTTTGTTGCCTCGAATTTCCGACATTTACGATGCAAATTCGAGGTCAAATGCCATCCGGAATAATACCATCAATGAATCGTTCCCGCTTTGGTTTGGCAAGACCGTTATACTGCTTGTGGCACTCCCATAAATCAAGGAGCAAGCCAAACGGCATCAGCCAGAATTCATCCTGTGTAAGGTGTAGCTGTGCAATGCCGTAATAGAAAAGTCGAGTAAACAATTCTTCATCGCTTACTCGACTTGTGTGTTTTTTGAGTCTGTCTCGCTTTCAATATTGCGCTTGGTGCCTCTGTAAAGTGCCTCGGTAATGGCGGCCTTGTAATCCGCAAGATCGGATGGTACCGTCAGAATCTCCACCTCGTCCTCTGTGAGCAGTTCTTTAGGTGCATCTTTGTGCTTCAGGTTATACACAAGAAGAGACTGGTTAGCAAGAAGCGTAATCAGCCACACGATTTCTCCGATGGCCATTTCAAAATTTTCGCTTTTCATAAGGCTATCGCCGAGATTTTCAAGTCCACCATATCGACCTGCAATCTCCTTTGTTGCCTTGGTGGTTAAAAGAAGCTCATATTCTTCACCGCCAATGGTTATAACCGCACTGCGTTCATTATCCATGATTCATTACGCTCCCTTTGTTGTAGTTGTGGTATAGGTCGGCTCATAGACCGATTTGTACCAATCGCTGATAGTAGATGCCGCTACGGTAGAATCACCTTCAGTGACCTCTGCCTTCCACGGATGTTTTCCGACACCGTCAACCTTGTTCCTTCGAAGAATTGTGCCCTCAATAGTAGGCGTTGAAAATGTGATTGAATCACCTTTGGTGGTGAGGTTTGTTGCCGGAATGCCGAATTTTACACGGTAGAGCCAGTAATACTTGTACTTGCCGTTGGATTTTTTTGCACGGAATCCTACCGCAACAGGATCGCCGCCGTCTTCTCCAGTGGAGATGATGACGCCGTTTTTGTCGATGGTAGCACCTGTAAGGTCAGATGCTACTGACGAGCCAATTTCATCTACGCCAAGGGAGAGTGTTCCGCTTTTAAATTCTTTCACGACTTCCGCTGCGCCATCATCGGCATAGAGAGTCGCTTCATTCAGCTCGACCGTAAGGCCGGCAGTCATCGCTTTTGCCAAAATCTGAGGGGCTTCGTAACTTTCATTTCCGCTGTCATCCTCGGTGATTTTGGCATAGTAAAGTTTATCAAGACCAATTGTTGCCATGGTCATACCTCCAATTCATAATACTTAGCTACATCCACGTTATAGTGGTGGTAGCCTGTTTCGGTTTCGTAGCCTATATATTGTCGGGCGGTTATCGTAAAATCAGATGCTAATAATGTTCGCACGACATTGTTTTTGGCTGATGTGTAACTACCCTTAGAGTACAAGGAGATACGGGCTTCCTGAATATCTGCCCCTGGAGCATTGTCTGCATATATCGCAAAGGTATCGGAAAGCGGGATAATCACCAGATAGGCATCTGGAACTTCATCCTGAAACACACCCGTTTCCAATGGAATACCAAGTGGGAGAAGCAGATCGTTCAGATCAGATAAAATACTCACAGTTTTCCGACCTCCTCTTCAAATTTGGCTTTCATAGCCGACTCACAAGCCGACTTTGAAGCTGATTTTGCAGGCTTCAGGAAAGGCTTTGCAGGCTGTCCGTGCTTGCCATATTCCAGAATGTTGGCGATTTTCGCATTGCTTTCACCATCACGCCGAGGCTCGGCAAAGCCAACCTTGATGTTGTAATTCCCGTTTCTGTCCATTTTCACAGAGGAAAGTCCAAGAGCACTTTCCAATTCACCGGTTCTGCGGGATTCGTATTTTGTACCACTACCCACAACGGAAGAGAGCTTGCTTTTTACCTTCTCCAAAACAACCTCACCGCCGGCATTCAGAACTTTTTCGGAAATCTCATCCGTATGCTCACCCAGCTTAGAGAGCTTTGTAAGGAATTCCTCCGGCATCATCATTTCTGCTTTAGCCATTTGTAGCCACCACCTTTTTTGCCAATACTTCAACATACATTCCTCGACCTTTGACATCCTCGACAGAGGTGATAGCATACCTTCCGTCTGCACAGACAAGATACATATCTGCTGTCACAGCAAGACCGGGAATGTGACGGAAGCGGAATAGGTCAGTTGCTTCGGAAAATGCCGCAAGATTTGCCCATCTTTTTGAGCCATGACGACCTTCCTTATAGACACGGACAGAAGCGAGGACTTCCTCTGTTTTTTCTGAGAAGCCCTCGCTGTCCTTTTTGTTTACAACGGCAACGATATCTGCAAAGCCGTTCATTTTTCCAAAACTCATACCGTCCACCTCCGATCCAAGCGGAGAAGAAGATTCACGGTGTTCCAAACTTGAGTAGCCGCTTGGGGATTGTCAGCAAAGAAGCCACCTGTGCTTCCGTCTCTGGATTCATAGAAGTGGGAGGATAGCATGATAATGGCTTGCTCGGTCGTTGCAGGCATAGGATTTTCTGAGTAGTAGCCTTCGGGAATGTGCTGATAACTTTCTGCATAGGCAACAGCGGCGGTGATGTAACCTTGAATCAGTTCATCATCCGCCGAATGTTCCAGAATCAGATTTTGCTTTACTTTTTTAAGTAGTTCCATCACCGCACCTTCTTTCATTAAGCCGAGGCAGTACCCTTGTGCTGAAGTACCTTAATGGCTTCGGGAAGAATTAAACGGCCGTCCAAACGTTTAGATGCAATGAAGCCAATCTGACCAGTTTCGGCAAAACGCTCGTTAAGACGCTTGAAGGTTATACCAGCACGGTCACCAATCCAGTAAAAGCTGAAATCTCCGAATGCTACGGTTTTTTTACCGGCTGCCATTTCAGGAACAAAGGGCGAGGTGTACAGACGCTTGCCGAGCAAGGTATCAAAACCGCCCTCGTGTAATGCGGGCTGCCAGAGGTACTGACCGTTACTGTCCTTCAGTTTGCGGATATTTTTCATGGTAGCATCATTTAAAAGCCACACGGCATTTTTACGATACGCACTGTCAAGCGAGTAGAAAAGGTCAATCAATTCATCGGAAGTAACAGCTGTTGCAGAGGCAGCAGTTACACCAATGTCTGCACCTCCAGTGCTATGGAAGATGCCGGTAGGCTTACCAGTTCCATTACCGACAAGAAAGGCTTCTTCCTCTTTGTTACCGATACGGCGGGCAAACTCGGTACGGAAGTATCCCTCAAGGTCAAAAGCGGAATCGTTCAGCAGTTCCTCAGATACCTTAATCATGGTTGCTACCTTATGCGCACCGATAAGCTGCTGACCAAAGGAATCATCACCTTCGGGAATAGCACCTTCCTCATCAACCCAGGATGCCGTGCCTTTAGTTGTAACGATCGGGATTTTATGGCTGCCGGATGCAGTTGTAAAGGAATGTGCAAGGCTTCTTACCACATTGTCGTTTTCCAGCGCCGTAATGAGGGTGTGTTCAAACTCATCGGGGACAAGATAACCGCCCTCGGAATCCACGCCCTCTTGCAGAGCATTACGTACCTCGGAACTGATTACGCCGCCCTTGGTTCGAGCCTGTGCCCAAAACGCAGATTTGTATGCGTCGGACGCTATACCGGTTTTGACATCAACCTTGGCACTTTCGGGTTTCTGTGTAATAGGTGCACTTACGGGAATATTCATTTCACGTTCGTAAGCATCGAGGCGTTCCTGACGCTCAATCTCATGACCGAGGTCAACGATCTCTTTCTCCATCTTTTCATAGGCTACGGTATCCTCGGCAGAGAGGACGCCGTTTTTGCGGTGGGAGTCCAGAAACGCTTTAGTCTGCTCCCAGGTCTTTGCACGCTGCATACGCAGTTCATTGATTTTGCTCATAATAAAAATCCTCCTTAAGGTTTAATAAGATTCAATCTCTTTTCGAGATCGGAAACGGGTGTTCCTTTTGTTTTTTCAGGTTTATGACCTTTTACTTTGGAAAGCAGCGAATTGGTAACTGCACGACGGCTAAAGGTAAAACTGTTTTCCGTAGATACGGTTCCTTCCTCGGATTTGAACAAGAGATCATCGGCAAAGCCGAGTTCAATCGCTTTGTTCGCATTCATCCAGGTTTCGGCATCCATCAGGTGAGATAACTTGGCACGGGAAATTCCGGTCTTGATTTCGTAAGCATTGATGATACTTTCCTTGACTTCGGCAAGCATATCTATCGCTTTCTGCATTTCTTCGCTGTCACCAATGGCTACAGTGAGGGGATTATGGATCATCATAAGAGCAGTAGGTGACATGAGAACCTTTGTCCCTGCCATTGCGATCACGGAAGCGGCAGAGGCCGCAATGCCATCAATCTTGACTGTCACATTGCCTTTGTAATCCATCAGCATATTGTAGATTTGGGCGGCTGCAACGCAGTCACCTCCTGGCGAGTTGATCCAAACAATAACGTCACCCTGTCCGGCATTCAAATCATTTCTGAATGCTTTCGGGGTGACGTCATCGTCAAACCAACTTTCATCGGCAATGGAGCCACACAGATAAAGTGTGCGGGAACCATCGTCGTTTTCGGTAAAGTTCCAAAACTTATTCACTTGTGATTTCTTCCTCCTTTTCAGTAATTGTTTGTTCTGCAAAAATTCCGGCATCGTTCATTTTGCACATATTTCCGTTAATGAGATAAAGATCACCACCTTCTTCTACAGAAATACGATCGAGATTTTCCAGTTCACGGATATCGTTTGCTGACATCCATCCGTTTTGCCTTGCAGTTGCGTACCCACTCATACGGCTTGCGTAATCACCACGAAGCAATCCTTCTAAATTGAATTTAAAGAAATATTTCTTCTTTTCCTCCTCGGAGAACAGCGTTCGAGAAAGCGTTTGCTCCCATCGGATGACCAAAGGGTCAAGTGTGTATTTGACAAACTCCAACGATTGCTGCTCAATGTTGGAGAAACTGGACTTTTCAAGATCGCCTACCATGTGCGGAGGCACTCGGAAGATACGGGCAATCTCGTTAATTTGGAATTTGCGTGTTTCAAGGAACTGCGCCTGTTCGGGGCTAATCCCGATAGGTGTATATTTCATACCTTCTTCCAATACAGCAATTTTGTTAGCATTTCCGCTACCACCGAAGGTAGACTGCCAACTCTCACGCACACGCTGTGGATCTTTGATAGTGCCCGGATGTTCGAGCACGCCGCCCGGAGCCGCACCGTTGGCGAAGAATTTTGCACCGTACTCCTCGCAGGCAATCGCCATCCCGATAGCGTTTTTCGCCATCGCAATAGGTGAGTATCCGACCAGACCGTCAAAGCCAAGCCCCGGAATGTGAAGCACTTCTGAAGGGTCAAGATACACGGTTGAGCCTTTCATGGTCGGTGCGTCCTCCTGCTGTGTTGTATAGGTGTAGTAGAGCTTTCCGTTTTTATCCCTGTCTACCTCCATACGGTTTGGCATGAGAGGATACAGCGCAATGACCTCACCTTTGCCGTTGCGGATGATTTGCGCATAGGCGTTGCCCCACAGGAGCAGATGGGTCATCAGCGTTTCTCGGAATACGAAAGAACTCATTTCCGGGTTTGGTTCATCATGCAAGATATGATACAGCGGATGATTGATTGCTTTTTCTTTGCCACCGTCTGCTTTATATCTATAAAGATGAAGGGGCAGACCTGCAATTGCTTCTGCCAGAATACGAACACAGGAATACACAGCTGTCATCTGCATGGCAGAGCGTTCTGTTACCGCTTTACCGGAGGTTGTGCCTCCCATGAAGAAGCTGTACCCCGATCCAGATGTTCTGTTTTGCGGTTTGTTCCTTGAGCGGAATATTCCTTTGAAAATCTCCATATTGGTTTCCTCCTAAAAATGGGTATAAGAAAAGCACCTATCGAAAAACGATAGATGCTTTCAGGATATATTGATTATTTCAATTTGTGCTGTGAACTTGAAATAAGAAAAGTCATATTCGACTGTTATTTCAATTTTACTCGCTTTTGTCTATCAGCCAGTCGCAGATATTGATAGATTTAATTCCATCATAGGAATGCTCTAATCCTGTATCCATAGACAAAACTATTTTTTCATAGTTGTCATTTATTTTCTGTAACGGAGCAAGCTCTCTCTTGCGGACGTCTTCGCTTGTCATAGATTCGGTTACCTGCACATACAGCTTATTTTCTGCTGTCGTAGCAATAAAATCAACCTCTGCATTGTCAACCTTACCGATTGCCACATCATATCCTCGACGCAGCAGTTCAAAATAGACCGCATTTTCTAAAGCATGACCGATGTCACGATTGCGGAATCCAAGCAGATAATTTCTCAGCCCAATATCAACGATATAATATTTACCGAGCGTACGAAGATATTCTTTTCCTTTGATATCGAAGCGTTTGATGTCATAGAAAAAGTAAGATTCCAAGAGTGCCTCGACATACGCTTGCACGGTATGCGTGCTGGGTATACCTTTGCGTTTTCCGTCTTCCAGAAGTCCTTCATTCACAAGTACATTTCCGATTGATGAAACAGAAATACTGCTGCCGATATTATCGGCAAGAAAGAGTATGATCTTACGAAGCAAAACAGGATCTGTAATTCGCTTTTGTCCTCGGCGGTTTTCTCGTTCTAATATGTCACGGACGACAACGGTGGAATAAATTCCGTCAAGTAAAACAAGAGCCTTCTCCTGGTCGAGTCCTACATCAGCAATACCGGGCATACCGCCGAAACGCATATACGCATCAAAAACTTCTTTTATTTCATACCGTTCTCCGTTTTTATCAAAAACCTGTTTACGGGTACTGCCGAGCGAGCTTTGGGTTTCTTTGAGCTCAAAATCGTGAAAACCTAAAAACTCTGTGAATGACAGCGGCAGAACTTTGATTTCTATGCATCTGCCCGATAAATAGGTGGAATACTCAGAGGAAAGCAGATATGCGTTGGAGCCGGTAATGTAAATGTCGCAGTTGAAGTCCACACGAAATGAATTAACGGCGTCCTCCCAATTTGTGATACGCTGCAGCTCGTCAAAGAAAAAATACATACGCTTTTTTGGAAGGACCCGTTCTTTGACATAATTGTAAAAATCATCAGAGGTCATATTTTTAAATGCATGAGATTCAAAATTCATCTCAATGATTTGCTCATCTGCAATACCGCTCTCTTTCAAATGCTGAACCATCAGCTTCAACAAGCTGGATTTTCCGCAGCGACGGATACCTGTCACTACTTTGACAGATTCAGTATCCTGAAAAGAAATCAGCTTGCGTAAGTAGGCTTCTCTCTTTCTTAATTTGTGCGTGTCTATCATAGCTTATCCCTCCTTGGTTATGTAAGAACAGTATAGCACAAACTTTTAGAAAAATCAAGATAATGCACTGAAATGCAGAAACTTTATAAAATTTGACATTTTGTGCAGTTATATAAACAGCAACCCACGCCCATCATAGACCGAAGCACCGTTGTCGTTGCCACAGCGAATTGCACGGTCAAGCGCCATAATGGTAGCTACTGCGCCATCGATTTTCTCTGTGGATTTTTCTTTATCCGCCTTGATGTTTCCGGCGGGGTCGGTACGAATATAAATATTATCCATCATCCATCGCAAAACAGGATGACCTCCGTGAGCGATTTTTTGT